TTTTTACTCTTTAACATTTTCTTCATTTTATATCTCCTGATTGCTTATAAATGAAAAAGGGCGACTTAAAAAAGCCGCCCTTTTAATAAAGTTTCTTATTGCTCTATATTATGCAAAAGATACGTTAGATATTGCAACTTCACCCACGTAGTCACCAGCATTACCTAGTGAAGACGCTGTATTTGACAACTCAATGTAACCATATCTTGTCATAAATGACACTACTGGTTCAAAAGTTGACGGGTCAAGAACAACACCGCTTGACATTAACGGAATGTATGGACAGTAGAACGCCGCCGCATCTGCTTCAGATGAGCCTTTGTAACCTACTAATACTGCCGTGTCGTCAGCCGCGTATGTGTCAACATATACTTTCATCGCACTGTTTAAAGTACCAACGAATTTTTGGTTTGTTGGAGCCTCAAACGCACCTTCTGTTGTTCTTGCGAACGCAGAAGTTGTTGCAGACTGAAGTATAGTTAATGCTTGTGGTGATACCACTGCATAGTTACCTGCACCACGTCTTGTTCTTTGTGCGATTTTGTTAGCAACTCTGTTGATTAATACTGCCAATGCCGCGTGTTCATCACCTACGAACGTTGCCGTACCTGATACTGCCGCTTGGTTGTATGTTTCTTCAGTAGCCGCTAGGTCTCTTAATGAGTTGATGATCTCTTGGTCGATCTCAGCAGTAATTTCTTGTGCTAATGCCGCCATGATTTCAGCCTCTACATCGATACCTTGTTGTGCTTGAGCATCTTGTGCCGACTCAAATGTCCATCTTGCTTGTAACTTTCTAGTTTTTGCTTCAACTGTCTGTTTCAAGATTTGGATTGACATTGCATTACCACCAACACCTTCTTTAGATGCTGTTGCGTCTGCTTTTCCGGCAGTGCCATCTCCAGAATAGGCTTGACCTATTTTGAATGGAGATAATGCTTCTTCACCTGCTGTTACATCATTTGATGTACCAGTAGCGTTTTGAGTCTCTGCATATCTTACTCTTAGAGTGTGGATTTGTCCAACTGGACCTGTCATTGGTTGTACACCAACGATTTCGTTCGCGATCACAGTAGGCATAACCCGTCTGATCACCGGTAGGATCACTCTGTTCAAAGTTGCAACGTTACCGGCAGATGTAGCACCTGCTGTTGCCGCCTCAGCCAAATACTTTTTAGTATTCTCTAAAGTCGACTCCATAACTGCTTTTCTGTTTCCAGTTAAGCCTTCTAATAACGCACTCTTTGTATCCTGCCAGCGAGTTTCTGTTAGTTCTGACATTTGTCGTTTCTCCTTATATACCTGCAAGTCTTTTTATATCAACAAGTTTGCTGTTGAATTGACCTGCGTTTACTATTTGTTTGTCGCCTGTTACTTCTGTGCCTTCTTTTAAAGCCTGTTTTTTCGCTGGAGACCTACCGTTTATTACAGCCGGTACATACTTTTCGAACTGTTTTCTTAGTTGTCCGGTCTGTACACTCTCCAGTAAATTAGTCATTATATCTTTTTGTTCAGCATTCAATGGTTGAATTAATTCATTGATTACTGAATCTCTCTCTGCCGCATTCTTAAGATCTTCGATTTCTTTATCTTTACTCTCAATGATCTTTTCTTTCTCGTTGGCAGTCTCTTTCGCAGTTTCTAATTGTTGTTTCGCTGTATCGACAACTTTTAGAAGTTTTGAAGTTTCGCTCTTGCTGTTCAAGAAACTTTGTGTGTATTCTTGAGCATAAGATTCGAACAATCTGCGACCAAAGTCATTTTTACGTGCCGCATCAATATCATCTTTTAGCGAACTAATCTCTTTGTTAAGAGTTTTGCCTACTATTTCTGATACCTTGTCAGCGCCTTTTGATATGAAGTTGTTTCTTACTTTTTCAAAATGTGCCTTTGCTTCACGTATTAGACGTACCTTTGTTTCGGCAACGTCTTGTTTGTCTTTTTGGAACTCACTTATTTCTTTAGATAGAGCCTCAACCACAAAGTCCTCAAGTTTGCTGAAGTTTTCAGCCATTACTTTTTGGTCATTGTGTAGTTCAGCAATTTCGCTTTTAAGTTGTTCAAAAACAAACGCTTTCAGTTTTTCTGAATGCTCACGGATTTGAGTAGCATACTTAACTTTTTCTTCTGCTAACTGCTTCTTGTCTTCCGCGAACTCAGCCATTTCTGCTTCGATTCTCTCTGATACCATTTTATCTACAGCATCAGTTAAATTTGCTTTGTCGTGTTCATACTTCTCTGCAAATTCACCTCTCAAATCGGCAGTAACAGCAAGTTTGTTTTCTTCAACTTTCTTGTTCCACGCTGATTCTATTTCTGCTCTGATCTCTTCCGAAATTGCGTTCGTTTCAAAAAGTGATTTCAGTGCTTCTAACATTTTATTTTTCTCCTCTACTTAGATTGGAGTTTTCCAATTATGTTTACTAGTTTTTCTTTTAGATATTCTTGTGCCTGTTTGTCCCTTGCTGAGTTAAATGCTTTATAACCGCCGTTTGTGTTCATTAGGTGCTCGTAGATTGGCTTAGGATATGCTCCTGGCGCCGATGGTTGTGCAACTATGTCAACGGTAATAATTTCAAAATCTGATACTTTTCCGGATCCGTCTTCTGATACATTACCACTACCACGCGATGAGACCCCTAATTTAACTCCGCTTTCCAGCATTGTTTTAACTAGAGCCCCCATCGGTGTTGGTAATACTTTTAATTTTCCGTATCCGTTAGGTCCGTCCATCCACATTTCATTAACCATGTGTGATACACGATCCAAATTGATGTTTAAGCCTTCTGGATGATCAACTTCACCGAGAACTGAATATCCTCCCTTGATTTGATCGTTGAGCGTACTGACAGCCCTTTGGATTTCGTTAACAGGGTACACTCTCTGGTTGGCGTTCTTCACACCACCTTGAATGCATATGCCTTTCATGTAAAGGCTTTTACCGTTGTTTTCATCCTTAGACTCAACGACAATACCCGCTTGGTCGAAAGTCAGTGTCTCACGTAGTTGTAACATCCGTTATCCTAAATACAACAATTATTAACTGCCCATCGCAGATTTCTTAGCAGAACCATCAGTTCCGTCTGCGTGTTGAGCCTTTGCCGCCTTTGGAGCCGCACTTTTGTTACCAGGTTTGTTGATGTTTCCGCCGTCATGCTCTTTAGCCTTTGGTGCAGGTCTACCTTTTTCCTCACCACCTTGGACTAAACCTTTTGCATCTGCTTTCGCATCGCTTCCGCCTGATTTAGCAACTGGAGACGCTGTGTTGTCGCTACCATCTGAATGTTTAGCGTCAACTTTGTTCACGTACTCTCTTATTTCTTCTGTTGCTGATTTTGGAGCAGATTCTTTCGATTCTACTGCCGGTGCAACTTCAGGAGCAAGTTCAGGAGCAACTTCCGTTTCTCCCTCTGCATCTTGACTGATGATTGCTTCTTCTTCGCCTTTGTCTTCAGCGTCGTCGTCGCCTTCTTCATCATCACCTTTGTCTGACATCATTTTTTCAAATTCTGCCTTAAGGTCGTCAATTGCATCTTCCAGGTCAACGACTCTGTCTTCCATGTCTTCATGGTCTTTGTCGCCTTCCCCGTCTTCTTCACCTTTATCCGCTTCGATATCACCCATCATATCATCAGTTGCATCACCACCGTGTGCTTCTGCTGGTACTTCTGGAGTTTCTATTGCTGGTGCTTCTGAATCTTCAACATCTGCTAATGATTCGTCAGTTGCTTCCTCATCTTTTGACTCTTCTTCTTTTGCTTCTTCGTCTTTTGATGCTTCTTCAACTGCTTCGTCTTCTTTAGCGTCGTCTTTTGATGCTTCTGTAGTTTCTTCGTCTTTAGTTTCTTCAGTTTTTTCTTCTACTTTGTCGTCTTCTTTTTTGTCTTCTTTAGACGCTTCTGTAGTTTCTGCTGATTTTTCTTTAGACTCTTCTTTTGAAGTTTCTTCTACTTCGATATCTTTGATATCATCTTCTAAAAGACCTTCATATATTGATCTCGATTTTTCAACAACGATATTGTGGAAAATCTCTTCAGCCGCCGCTTTGTCGTCGGCAACTAGTTTTTCAAGCATTTGCTCGAATTTACTTTTGTCTGACATTGTTTTTCTCCTATTAACGTTATATGATAAGACTGTCTGTTATTATTTACACTTTTATTAATAAAACGGGCCGATAAAGGGCCGTTAGATCCCTTTTTGACGCCGATTTTACAGGTGAAACTGATGTTTGAACTGTGATACAGTCATTTCACTGTAATTTGTGTATTTTTTAAGATCTTCAGCAGGAAATATGTGCCCACCATCGGGTATAATCCTGCAAAACTTCTTCAAGCCATTCTTTTGTAGTATGATTGCTGTTTGCCTATTCCAGTTGCCGTGGTATGTTGCTGTGTCTGAGTTCTTTTTGTAGTTGGGTGTGTCCCCATATATGTTGTTTAGTTTGCCTTGATCTGTGCCCAGGAAGTCAAAACCCAACAGATATATCATCTGATGGTTGTGTGAACAAGCCAACCACAGTGCTGTGGGTCCTGATGACCACCCTAAACTGGGTTCAAAGAAGTTTAACTTTTTAAATTTCTTGTATGCATGGTTAGGATTGGTCCAAACAGGCATTCTTAATTGTGCACCTTCTTGACAGATCTCATTGATCATCTTGGCATCTACTGCCACTAGGTAATCTGGTGTGTATTGTCTGTAAACGGCGTTACAGGCATACACTTTTCCTATTTTCTTTAATGGATCGAAAGGTATTGGTTTGCGACTGAGACCATTGCCCAATACAAAAGCAACGGACATTTATTATACCTCTGGTTGGCTGGATGCGCCGTACATTTGTCTCACAAATACAAGTTCTTTTTCTTGTTCGTCTTTGTGGAATTCACCGGCTTTTCGTGCTTTGTTGATCTGTTTAAGACTTAATCTTGTTTTACGTGTATCTCCCATCTGCATGATTGATTGATCTTCGCTTGGGTCATACTGTTTTTGTTCGCCAGGTTGCGTAGAAATTTGATCGAAGTAAAATAGTTCACGTAATATCATGTTAATATTTATGTTCCTGGCGCTGGAGTTGGTGGTGTACCGCCTCCTGTTCCACCTGCTGGTGTTTCTGGAGTATCTGCTCCTGGCTCCGCCGCTGGTGCATCTGGCTCTGCCGCATCTAAGTCAGCATCTATACCTGCTGTGCTTATTCCTGCACTTCTTAATTCAGTTGCAGATGTTGTAGGCTTCGCTTTGATGTTTTCATCGTTCTCTTCTCTCCATAGTTTTTCATTTTCAGCCATTTCTTCTGGAGTAAGTCCTAGGAATCTTTGTAGTGCATAACGTTTGCTTACAAAAGGAACCTGTGCAATCTGTGTGTATGTGCTAATTCTATTGTTATCCACTTCTGCTTGTCTGTAAGATGCAAAGTTCATTGGTGGTTGGAACTTGATGTCGAACATTGCTACATCAATGTTTACACCTTTCTCTATCAAATACTGTTTAAACTCCTGATTGAATTCGTTAGATACTAGATTTTGTAATCTTTCACAGTACTTGTTAAATCTTAATTCTTGTATGTACGCAGTTCCTACTCTGCCATCGTTGTATTGGCTCTGTCCATCATCTGCACCTGTTGGCAAATATGAACTAGGAATACGTAAACCTCTTAATAGTTTGTTTGTAAAGTATTTTAGATCATCTATCTCACCTAAATTAGTACCACCTGGCAGTGTTTCTACTTTAGAACCTCTACCTTCTGCTGTTTGTGGGAAGAAATAATCCTCATTGATTGATAAAGGATTGTAACTCGAATCAATTACATTAGTTCCTCCACCTGTGCTTGACGGAATACGTCTTTGATGGATCTCTGTTTTAACTCTTTCTACGAATTGCATTGCCAAGTGCGATGGCATATTACCTACGTCTATGTAGAACACACGTCTTTCAGGTGCTCTTTGTACTCTGTAAATTATAATTGCATCTTCCAATAGTTCTTTTTGTTTGTAAACCTTAAACACACTCTCTAATAAACTGTTTCCGAAAGGAAAGTTCATGTCAAGACCTTCGCTTAAACTTAGATGGAACACGTGTTCGGCGTTGAC